CCACGCTTGTTAACCAGATCTACCAACAGTCCAGTAATGGCGTTGGTGATTTCGTTTCGTGTGATTTGATCGTTTGGTTCAAACACAAATGTCTTACCAATTTCGTTGAGTCTACCACGGATATAAGCAACCAATCGAGCCACGTTAATTCTATCAAGCGCACTTGCAACTGCACTTTCAGTCTTGTTACCATAGTTGGTAATACCCACACCTGGAATGAATGTAATTGGATTAATCTTGTTAAGGTACAACACATCACGTAGGCCTTGGCCAGTTGCAATAGTTATAAACTCGCCAGTTGCGGCATCAATGTATCCAATGCGGTCAGCATTGTCAATTACGCCACGACGTACACCAGCTGGTGCCAACCATGGATAAGCAACTTCGTCACTGCGCACAATAGTACGCAACATCATGTGGCTTGGTGGTTGTACCACAGTGCTTCCGCTTAGATCTGTGGTCTGGCAACTTGGATAGAACACACCAACATATGGGCTTGATGTTGTGAGGCCGTCACCAGTTGTAAATCCAAGACCGTTGTTGTCAGTGCTCCAGGCAACGATATCTGTTCCATTTGGAGCCAACCGCATTGGTGTATCACCTACAACAAATGCTGTGTTACTACGCTCGTTGTTAAGACGTAGCATGTTGGTAATCAATTCTGGATATCCTGGGCAAGCAATCAAATTGAATTGATTTTGTTCTTCACGCAATGTATCCTGGGTATCAATTGCGCTCTTCATTGCGGCCACGATCAGCTGACGCTGTGATAACCGTCCCATGTATGGGCTGCCATCTGCTTTGTTACCCGAAGAAGTTACCCAAGCATTGGTTTGCAACTCACTCCAGTAGCTTGGATTTGTTGGTAGATTTCCTTGACCTGGGGCAATAGCAATATAGATTATACCTTCGTACAATGCTAAATCATTCACCACATAGTTTGTAACACTGCTGTATCCATCAACAGAGAAACTTGTTGGATTAAAATAATCTGTGCTGAATGTTTTAACATTAAATCCTGATCGACGTGTGTTGAATAACAAAGTTCCTGTTGGATACAACGTTGAGTCTGGAGCATCTAGATCAAGATAGTTGCTGGTCAACAAACTCTTGATAGTTGGAATATTGTCAGTGATGGGATCGGTTGTGCCGTTTGTAGCCCAACGTGCATCAGCAAACAAAATGCCATTGCTGGTGGTTTGATCAGTGTTGTTTATTGTAACCCACTGTGCAATACTGTTGAACAGTTCCCAACGTTTGATCAATGGATATACTTCCAAATTGCTAGTATCAATCCACAAATCGCCATACTCTAACGCTGTGCCATCACTTTGAGTTAGTGGCTCAGTTGTTGAAATAATTGGGCCGTTTGGATCAGTCTGTGTTAGATTGTAGCCGCGCACATCCACGCTGACGTTCCGATAGCCTTCCCATCCAGACCCACCTTGAATCATAATATCAACTTGATTAGTTGCACTATAATACCAATAACGACCATCTGCAGGATCTAAACTTGGTGCTGTGCTGGAAGAAGTGTAACTTAACACCTCCCAGTTTGACAACAGCACTGCTCCAGTGTATATTCCAACGCCATCACGTATACCTTGCACTGTGTCAACAAAGCCAGCAGTGGTGATTGCTGTACCAAATGTGTCAGCAAGTGCAATAACACCACCTTGTACATGTGACAATGTTATTGCGCCTTCTGATGACACTGTTGCAGTCACAAAAGGAACACCGGCTGCCGAAACAGCCGCACAGAAATCAGCAGGAGTAGTGCCAACTATTGTAGCAGTCACTGGTGCCGACAACGTGGCACTATTAGCACTGCTGGCCTGGATTGTAAATGTTGAGCTGTTTGTGAATACTGGATTAACTTCATCACCAGTGATTATAGTAGCGCCGGTTGCCCAACGCTGAAAGATTTTTAGTGTTGATGTGTTGATATAACCATCAATGTCATTCAACTCTGGATCACTGTTAAATTCAACATATAAGCTGTCAAGCGGAATATTTCTACCGCCACCAGTAGGATCAAGTGCTTTGTTTGCAGCCGCATCGTTGGCGTAAATTGGAGTGCTTTGTGTGACAAATGCTCCCAAGATTGCGTCGAAACGCTTGACAACAATGTTGGCACCCAAATTAACATTGGTCAACATCTGCCATACAGATCCAGTTGGATGTGGCTGAGGATCAGTGCTTCTCCAACGAGGCACTGTGTAATTTGGGCTTTGTTGTAGAGCTGGAGTATAATACGTTCCGCTTGTGATACCAATAGTGGTCAACAAGCCAGCTGTACTGGCCGAGTCAATGTTAACAATGCCGCCACCAAAAGTGGATCCGTCAGCTTCGGCTGTGCTGTCTGCTGAGATTGTTAGACGATCGCTGGAATCAGCGGCTGCCTCTACGCCGGCTATAGATGCGTTGTTAATTGCAGTAACAAGACCTGCCAGATTATTATTTGGCGCTACTGGAACTGCTACTGAGGTTCCGTTGATGATGATAGTGTTACCAGCAGTCAGTGACACACCTGTCAGTGATATTGTACCTTGTATAGTAGGTGATGATAACTTCCAAGCGTCGCTGCCAACTAATAACCAAGTATTGTCAGGACCCTTATAATAAATTGGATTATTGGCATTGGTTGTATCGACACAATAGCCGCCAATGTTGCCAATGCTGTTGCTAGGTACGCCGCCATCAAGCTGAGTAGAACTATCAATAACGATTGGTACACGACTAGTGAATGTACCAGTAGTAGCATTCCATACAAAAATACCCCAAACAGTGCTAGTGGTATCTAACCAATAAGTACCACTTGTTGGGCTTCCTAGTGGACGTGTTAAACTAGCTGTAAGTTCTGATAAATCAATGTCAGCTCGCTGAACGTAGGCACGGTTGCTGATTCCCAGTACTGAGAATCCAGCCAATAATCCGTATTCGTTTAGCTCATAACCATTGATTGGTGTGCCTGCCGACGTCTTGTAGAAGAACGGATTACCAAAAGTAGCAGCCAAATCTCGTTGACTTGTTACTAAGTAAACTTTGCCAGCATTAACTGCCAATGTGCCAGGTGCTACCCCAACGCCTGTACCAGAAATTTTATTTTGAGCAGTTGCTATCAAAATATAAGGTACGGAGTTAGTTGCCGCTGGAATGTAGTTCGACTCGTCAGTTACGGTGACTTCAACGCCGGGAGATACTAGTGCCATAATTGCATCCTTTTAAAATGTTACTGATATTTATCGGTTACGACAAAAGATGCCCTGGTTACTGCACCTTAATTAAGGTTTGTAACTAAATAAAATATGCGACCACTATGTAAAGTATGTAATAAAAGTCTGGCAGCAGTCAACGGCTGGCACAATGGTAAAATTTATTATCGTTCAAGATGCAATGCCTGCATTAGAAAACAAAAAAAATTACCAGCAGTGAAGCCTAGATGGCAGTTGGCTGGATACAAAAAGAAAACCACATGCGATAGATGTGGTTTCAAAGCAAGAACAACAGCACAGTTAATGGTGTATCATCTAGACGGTAATTTAAACAATTGTGACTTTAGAAACTTAAAAACTATTTGCATGAATTGCTCGGTAGAAATCACTCGTAGTGACTTGCCGTGGAAGCCTGGTGATCTAACTGCGGATTTTTAACAACGTAGTCATTAGTTCTCGAGTGTTTCGCTGTAGATCTTCTAATGTACCATTGTTGTCAATTACATAATCAGCCATCCAGATTTCCAGGCTCATACTAGAGCGGTCTTCTGCAGGCAAGTGATCGCTACGATCTACCCAGACGGCGTAGTCAAACACCTGGGTGTTACGCATGGCATGGAACTCACTTTTGTTACGCAAGCCACAGTAGATAGAGTTTTCGGCAAAAATTTCTCGGCCCAGTCTAGCAAAATCATCACGACAGTACTCATGAATCATGTCATACCATTCTGCTCGGTGATTGTGGCGATCCTCAAAACACTGGGCATAGCTGGTATATCCGTACTTGAGTTTGAGCTCATCATAGATAAACTTTTCGGCACAAAAGTCCGAACTAGAACGAAAACTATAGCCGAATTCTTCACGTAAGATATCGCATACAGTATCTTTGCCGTGACGGGCATTGCCAATGATAAGCAGTTTAGGAAGTGTCATTTAAGAGAGGTTACGTTAAGGTGATCAAGTGTGCGCTGTAGCATGCTAATTTGTCTGCGACAGTCTTCTAGCGCATGGTGGCTAGTGGGCGGAATAGGTTGATCAGGCCACAGTGAGAACACAGTACGACTGTCTCGTACCATGTAATATTTCCAAGGCAGGGGTTTGTGATAGCTTTTGTAGGCGTGCTCTAGAATGTTCATGTCGTAGGTTGGGCCTTGTGCCCAGATTCTGTTGGAGTGCCAAATCAGTTTGGCTAATCCATCTAGAGCTTGGTCTAGCGGGATACGACCTTCTTCATTGAAAGCTTCGTCCCGTACAATTGCAGGTTGTGTGGCCCACCACTCAATTGTGCCTTGTTCAATTTTTCGATCTGGTTGACTTTCTAGTGTCACCCTAGCATAGTAGCATTGGTCATAATGACCTTCCCCAAACGGGTCAAACGTTTGGGCGGCTATAGTAAGAATACATGTGTCTGGGCCTGTTGCAAGCCCTTCAAGATCAATCATTAAGTCCATGTGTTAGTGTAACACAATACACGTATTAGATCAAGCAGTCAGGTCAATGTCCATGTAAGTTTTAAACCATTCAATCATGCAATTGGATGTGGGGTGAAACTGGTCTTTGGACATTTGTTTGGTGTCTTGTGCATACTCAAACATGGGCGTGTCTATATAAAATTTTTTCCAATCTACATTTGAATTGAGCGGTGATGTTTTGTCAAGTTCACCAAGACCGGGAAAGTATCGAGCCTCAGCATAGTCAGCATAGACATCATATATAAAACTCATCTTGTAAGGGATACCACGACTTGCCAAGAAGGATTGTGTTTGTATTATAGACAGGAGGGACATTTCACTTAGATAGCGATCACTGGAACCCAGGTATTGATTTTTAAAAAACAATTGCAAAAATGTTGGACAAGGATCCGAGCAACCACTCAGTCCCCAACCTCCGCTGTGATACCAGACCATGTCACCAATTTCAGTGAAGTATCCATAGTCATACAGCCCAGACTTGTCTTTTGGTTGTACTTTGTGCAGTGCTTTGCCAATTGGAAAATCCAATCGATTGATACCGGACCAAACTACCACAACTTGATCAAACTGTTGTTGGCTACATTCGTAGACGACTCGTGCTGCCATGCTTTGATTACCTGAGCCAGGCGTAGCACAAATTTTAAATTTATCAGTGTTGATCTGAACTTGATCAATGTTGTGTAGATAGCTACACCCCACAAGCAATGTAGTCAAAATTGTTATCCAATTACTAGAGTCAATGGCTGACTGCCGTCCACATAAAGTTTTAGTTCTTCAATACATTTGTCCATGGCTGCTTGTGCTTCTGATTTCATTGCGGCACCGTTGAGAGTGCCTCCACCTTGTGGTCCGGCAATGGTTCCAAACTTTTCACGTGCCTCGCCAATGATCATCTTGCAGGCGGCCACCATATAATCACGTATCCACTGGCTTATCTGAAAGTCGCTTAACAGCACAATTTCTGGGCGCAAGTTGTAGGTCCACAGCAACACCACCTCTCCACTGCCGCGTGGATCACGAATGAGTTGCAGTTTTTTGGTAACTGGGTTAAACGTATAGTTGATGTAACCGCCAAACATACGTGCCGCAAGTTCAACATATTGTTGATAGAAATCATAGGTGGCCATACCACCTGCGGCTTGATTGAAGTTCAACAAGTACACATTGAGTGTGGCCGCTCCAAACGGATCAAATGATGACGCACCACCTGACCCAGTGCTCATACCAATGGTTCTACGAAAGATTTGTCTGACTTGCGTGACCTCTTGCGGTAAAGTATACTCATTGGTATCGTTGAGAATTTCCATGAAACTGTAGCTTTCTTCATAGGCATTCTGTGCACGTTGGCGATAAACACCAATTGTGCGTTGATACGCGGCTTCGTAGTGTGCAGGATCTAGTTCAACGTCAATAATCTGACTTGCTAGTTGCAGTTCTACGTATTCAATAAGTTTCTTTTTTAGCGGGTCTAGTGTTTGGTCAGCCATTAGGGACTCCTGTCCCTAATATTTACCAACTCTTGAGAATGATTAGATTCTCTGTACCTCGGCCGTTCCATGCTACTTCTGTGGCTTTGATATCTTTGAAGAATTTACGTGCCGAAGGCTTACCACCCGTAGTAATAGCTTTTAGCTGTTCTGCTGGTTTTCGCAGTGTTTTCTGAGTTGTCTCTGCTGTACTAAATCCAATGATAGAATTACTTTTAACAGTAAATTCTTTGGTGTACTCATCTGCAACAATATGTACAAGCTTGCGCTTCTTGGTATCATACAACCAGGCTTCGGTTTTGTTGACGAGAGCTGTTGCTGGCAAACTTGTTAGTTTGAGTTCGGCAAATTCTTTAAGATACTTAAATTTGCTGGCCAACTTTTCTGGACTCACTGCTTTTTTAGCACGTGGCTTGCGCTCAACTTTTTTGATCTGTACGTATGCGCCACAATCATTGATCACAGTTTCGCAAAACTTGAGTACATTACGCAACTGAATTTTGCCAAGATGGCCGTAAGCTTCAACCAGCTGTGGATCTTTGCCGGCAATTACTTCTTCAAACTCGGCTTGGCGTCGTTTCCAAACATCAGCAATGGTGCCGACCATTTGTGGTGCAACGTTTTTTCCACGAATAACTGAGATAGGTTTGAAGTCTGCTGACATCTTTGCACCACTGATTAGGAACTCGTCAAACAGTCCTTCAAGTTCACCAGCACAATCTGCTACTTTTTCACGCAGACGATCTTGAATGGTGATCTTAGGCACTACATCATCCACTGGTGTTTCTTCTGCTACATCATCTTGTTTGGATTCCAAGATCTCTTTGAGAAGGGTATCCAACTTAATCTGCTCGTGATCAGTTAGTTCTAGGCCCATCATGTTCATACGACACAGCCAGCCTGTGGTCAAACGTATTGAGCTGTCCGGGATGCGTTTAAGTGTACGAACATCTGCTTTGCGGTCATGTGCTTCCAAGTAATTTACAATCATCTCACGAGCATCTTTCTTGCCGTAAAAGTAATTGTACCATGAAAGTGCTCGGCCCAATGCGCTGACTCGGTGTTCAATAGGCTGAACCTGCCAGGTGGGTTCCAGTCCCATGTGGTTTGTGTCGGGACTACGCGGATTCATTGGTTTAAGGGGTTTTGTTGCAACTTTCATGCGGACTCCTGTTTGTGTGTTGTGTAATTATAGCATATCCAGATTAATCGGTCAAGTACTTAAAAAGTAGCACTAAAGTTATATTGGTTATTTTGTTGGGTACAATAAAATTGCATAGGTCAACATTCGTTCTACATTGGCTATGGAATCATCTAGACGGGTTATTAGAGTTTCACTTCTGGCGCTAAGCCGCCCACGTCTTCGGCAGTCAACCAACTCTTTGCTCAATTCCACAGCAATATCTCGAGCCGCTTCGCACATTGTCAACATGTCTGCACAGGCATCCATGGGCAATTTGCGAAGCGGCTCGA